CTGTAATAGAAGGCAAAGCTTATTGGGAGTAAACTCAACAAGAAAGATGAGTATAGCGATAAGTATCAAATGGACATTGGTAATCTTTCTGAGGAAACTAAAGAGTTACTCAAAGAGAACGGTGTTAAAGTAAAGAACAAGGAGGATGATAGAGGAGACTTTATCACAGCTCGTTCTAAGTTTTCTGTTCCAGTTATGGATTCAGATAAGAAAACTTTTAATGCTGAAACACTTATTGGTAATGGTAGTAGTGTAAAAACTAGAGTGGCTTTTAATAAGTCTCATCCAATGGTTGATAAGTATGGAACTTCTTTGTATCTTAATAAGGTACAGGTTGTTGATTTAGTAAAGTATGGTAACGAAGATTCAGATTTTGATGAAGAGTTAGCATAATGTTTAATTGGGCTTGCGATGTACAAGTAGGGGTACGAATGACCAAGACGTATAGTTGAAGCGAGGGAAAGGGGCTGCTATGCACATTTCACAATTAGTTAATCATATCTACGATAGAATGAATGACAAAAAGAAAATTAAAGAAGAGAACTTAAACAATTTTCTTGATGGTATTAAAAATGTTATTGTAGAATTTTTAGAAAAAGAAAGAACGTCTACTGATAGTAGAACAATACGAATGTCTTCTATTGGTAAACCTAATCGTAAGATATGGCTAGACATACATGAGCCACCAGAGAATAACTTTTTTTCTGGTGCTACTCTAATTAAATTTTTATATGGTTCTATTATAGAAGAGTTAATTATTTTGTTAGCCAAAGAGTCAGGACACAAAGTAGACTCCCTACAAAAAGAAGTCTCACTAGAAGGTGTTACTGGACATATGGATTGTAAGATAGATGATGAAGTTGTAGATATTAAATCTGCAAGTAATTTTTCATTTAGAAAATTTAAGAATAGTACCATAGAAAATGATGACCCTTTTGGTTACATAGAACAAGTAAGTGGTTATGTTCAAGCAGAAGGAAAAGATAAAGGATTTTTATTAGGTGTTAACAAAGTTACTGGAGAACTTGCTCTTGTACAATTAGATGAGTTAGCTTTAATAGATGCAGGTAAAAGAATAAAAGAAATTAAAGAAGTTATTAATAGTAGTGAGAAACCTATTCCATGTTACTACCCAGAACCAGATGGTAAATCTGGTAACATGAGATTAAATAAAAACTGTGTGTATTGTTCCCACAAATGGAGCTGTTACCCACATATGCGAATCTTTAAATACAAGGAAGGAGAGAGATACTTAACATCAGTACAACGATTACCAAATGTTCCTGATATTACAGAAGAAAAGAGATTATTATGACAACCCTACATATGCCCTGCCCTAAATGTGGCAGCAAAAATAACTTAGCAATATTTGAAAACGGAAGTGAGAAATGTTTTACTCCAGATTGTAATCATTGGAGTCCACCAAAAAATAAGGAGATGAAATTGCAAACACAAGAGTCTACTTCTAATACAAAATCTTTGAGTATAGGAGAACTAAAACCTATTATAGATAGAAATATTTCAGAGTCTACTTGTGAAAAATATGGTACTACTTTAAATGGAACAAAGCATTACTACCCTTACTTTGATAGTGAAGGTCAACACGTTGCAAATAAAGTTCGTAATACAGAGAAGAAGGCTTTCTTTTCTGAAGGTAAAATTCAAAAAGCAGGTTTGTTTGGACAACAAGCTTTTAGAGAGAAAGGTAAATACATTACTCTATGTGAAGGAGAAGTAGATGCAATGTCAGCTTATCAAATGCTTGGAAGCAAGTTTAGTGTTGTTTCTATTCGTAATGGTGCTGCCTCTGTTGCTAATGATATTGCTGACAGTTATGATTATCTTATGTCTTATGACAACATTATCATATCTTTTGACAATGACGAGGCAGGTAAGAAGGCAGCTGTAAAAGCAGCAGAGATGTTATCTCCTAAAGCAAAGATTATGCCTTTACGATTTAAAGATGCCAATGATTACTTATTAAAAAGTAAACAGAAACAATTTGTTGAAGATTGGTGGGAAGCTAAAACACATACACCAGATGGTATTATATCTGGTAAAAATATGTGGGATATAATTAACAAAGGTGTTACAGAAGCTGCTGTTAATTATCCCTTCCAGGGATTACAAAAACTTACTTATGGTTTACGACAAGGTGAATTAGTAACATTAACTGCTGGTTCTGGATTAGGTAAGTCTCAGTTTGTTAGAGAATTAATATGGCATATCTTTAAAAATACTCCTGATAATATTGGTATGATGTTTATGGAAGAGTCTGTTAAACGTAGTGGCTTATCTATTATGAGTTTAGATGCTGATAAACCCTTACATATTCCAGAGATTTTTAACAACACTTCTAAAGAAGAGTTTAAAAAATACTTTGATAATACACTAGGAACAGAACGATTATTTTTCTATGACCACTTTGGTTCTAATACTGTTGACTCTATTGTTAGTAGAATTAGATACTTTGGAAAAGTTTTACATTGTAAATATGTAGTCTTAGACCATGTAAGTATTATTGTTTCAGACCAACAAAACGGAGATGAACGTAGAGCATTAGATGAAATCATGACTAAGATTAGAACAGTTGTTCAAGAGTTAGATATCTGTTTGATTATGGTTTCTCATTTACGCAGACCCTCAACTGCTGGACATGAAGAAGGGGCTGCAACTTCTCTTAGTCAACTTAGAGGGTCTGCTAGTATTGGACAACTTAGTGATATTGTTATTGGCTTAGAAAGAAATGGACAGCATGATGATGAGAGAGAAAGACACACTACTACAGTTCGTGTTATTAAAAATAGATTTTCTGGACTGACAGGACCAGCTTGTAGAGTATTTTATAATCTTGAAACAGGCAGACTATCTGAAGTAGAAGAGGAGTTTGAATGATGCCTGTTGTATTACAAGTAAGAATACATGAAAGAGACCCTGAGTTAAATCCTCAAGTATATTATTTGTATTTTAAAGATGAAAAAAGCAAAGTACCTTTAGAAAATTATTTACCTTTACGTTATAAAAAAACTTTATCAACACATTGGTCTGATGATTTTTATAAAGACAACTGTAAAAAAATTAAAGAAGATGTTGCTTCTTTATCTTTAATGCTTGGTAATCAATATGTTTTAGTTGTATCTACAGAAGAACTAACAGAGATACTAGCAGAGATGGAAGAACATTGTCCAAAGACAAAACAATTTTTAGCTGATAAAATTTCAAGTTTAACATGGGATAGATTTCATGAAAACCAGTTCTAGAAAAGCAAAAGGTAGAGCATTACAAAATTGGGTAGTAGAAAAACTACAACACTATTTTAATCATTGTTTAGAACAAGGAGATGTTAAAGGTGCTATCATGGGAGAAACAGGTTCTGATATTAAGATGTCTCCTAAAGCTAAAGCAATTATTCCTTATAAGTTTGAATGTAAAAATCAAGAAAAGTTTAAAGGTATTTATACAGCTTATGAACAAGTTGATTTAAATGATGATACAGGAGAGTCAATCTTAGTTATTAAAAGTAATAGAAAAGAACCTCTTGCTATTATGAACGCAGATATGTTATTAAAATTAATTAAGAATACTGATACTGCTAACCGAGAAATTAAACATTTAATAAACTACTCAGAACTTATGAGTCGATTACCCTAGGAGGTTACTATGGCAGAGTTTAAAAAACTAGCAGAGTTATTAGAAGATACATTAAATAATATAGATAGAAAAACATTAATCTCTTTAGAGTATGATGACATAACTCAAGAAGTTGTTTATCGTATTATTGAAGACCCTAATACTTCTGCTCCTCAAGACATTCATAAAATTGCTTGGGGTTTAATGTCTGTTTTAGAACATGACTTTGAAAAAATTAGAGACATTGGTGATGCTGTAATGCGAGATAGAAACTATAAAGAACTTGAACCTTTTATTAAAGATAATGTAATTGCTTTTAAGAAACCTCATTGATATGCCTAAAGTTATTAAAGATATTCTAACAAGAAAAGCAACTCCAGAAGATGTTGTTAATAAACCTAAACATTACAATCAGTATGGTATAGAATGTATTGATAGTATTCGTGCTTCTATGAGTCAAGAAGCTTTTAGGGGATACCTTAAAGGTAATGTTGAAAAGTATTTATGGAGATATAATTATAAAAACAAACCACTAGAAGATTTACAAAAAGCAAAGTGGTATTTAAATAAATTAATAGAGGAAGTATCTAATGATAAGTAAAGCAGAAACACTACAAGATAAACTTACAAAGTTTCATAGTGCATTTGGACATCCTATTGATGAATCTTTTCCTCCTCCTAATCATAAAATTCATACCTTAAAAAAATTAAGAAGAGATTTAATTAAAGAAGAATACCATGAAGTAATGGATGCTATTAAAAACAAATCTGATGAAGAAGTTTTAAAAGAGCTTTGTGATTTAGTTTATGTCTGTGTAGGAATGTGTGTATCTTATGGATGGGATTTTGATGTTGCATTTAATAGAGTACATAGTTCTAATATGTCTAAACTTGATGATAAAGGTAAACCTATTTACCGAGAAGATGGTAAAGTTTTAAAGTCTGATAATTATAAACCCCCAAGTATGAAAGGATTAGTGTAATGCAAATACCTATTAGTGTGGAATTACTCCAAAGTTTAGAAAAATATTTACAAAGAAAACCTTACTATGAAGTTAGCCCTTTGTTAAATAAATTAGGAGAAGAAATAAAAACCTATTCTGTTTCTTTAAACAAAGGACCAGACCCTGTAAAAGAAGATACTAACCAAGAGGAGTTACCCTTAGATGCTACCAACTGATTATCAAAGCTTCATACATCAATCACGTTACTCTCGTTGGACAGAAGAAAAAGGTCGTAGAGAAAACTGGCATGAAACAGTTTCTCGTTTAGTTAATTTTTATGCTGATTATGTAGAGTCTAAACACTCTTATCAAATATCTGATAGAGATAAACAATCTATTTTAAAAGCTATAGAACAACTAGATGTTATGCCTAGTATGAGAGCTATGATGACAGCAGGAACAGCTTTAGAACGTAATCACATTTCTGCTTACAACTGTAGTTATCTTGCTGTTGATAGTCCTAGAGCTTTTGATGAATGTTTGTATGTATTGATGCATGGTACTGGTGTAGGATTTTCTGTGGAAAGACAATATGTTAGCCAACTTCCATCTATTCCAGATACCTTAGAAAATAGTGAAACAACTATTATTGTACAAGATTCTAAAGAAGGATGGTATAGAGCTTTCAAAGAACTTATTAATATTTTATATGCAGGAATGATTCCTCTATGGGATATGAGTAAAGTTCGTCCAGCAGGTTCACGTTTAAAAACTTTTGGAGGTAGAGCTAGTGGTCCAGAACCGCTTAATGATTTATTTAATTTTACTGTTAGTTTATTTGAGAAGGCTAAAGGACGTAAGCTTACAAGCATTGAGTGTCATGACCTTATGTGTAAGATTGCTGATGTTGTGGTTGTCGGTGGTGTTCGTAGGTCTGCACTTATTAGTTTATCAAACTTATCAGATGATAGGATGCGTCATGCAAAATCTGGAAGCTGGTGGGAAACAGAACCTCAACGAGCATTGGCAAACAATAGTGTGTGCTATACTGATGGTAATAGTGATATGGGTTCTTTTATGAGAGAATGGACTTCTCTTTATGAAAGTAAATCAGGAGAAAGAGGTATCTTTAATAGAAAAGCTGCACAACAACAAGCTTCTAAATATGGGAGAAGAGAAGCTGATATTGATTATGGAACTAATCCTTGTTCTGAAATTATACTTCGCCCTAAACAATTTTGTAATCTATCTGAGATTGTTGTAAGACAAAAAGATAATTATGATTCTTTAAAAGAAAAAGTTCGTATTGCTACTATATTAGGAACAATACAATCCTGCTTTACAGATTTTAAAGGATTAGGTAGACAATGGTTACGCAATACAGAAGAAGAACGATTACTTGGTGTTAGCTTAACAGGTATCTTAGACAATGCTTTAATGGCTAATCAAACTAAAGATAACTTACCAGAAGTTTTAGCTTCTCTTAGAGAGTATGCTGTTAAAGTTAACAAAGATTGGTCAGCTAGATTACAGATAGAACCTTCTGCTGCTATTACTTGTGTTAAACCTAGTGGTACTGTTAGTCAATTAGTAGATGCTGCTAGTGGTATTCACCCTCGTCACTCTCAATATTATATTCGTACTGTAAGAGCTGATAAGAAAGACCCTCTTACTTTGTTTATGACAGAGAAAGGATTTCCAGTAGAAGATGATGTACTTAAACCAGACTCAATGGCTGTCTTTAGTTTTCCTATGCAGTCTCCTAATCATGCATTAACACGACATGACTTAACTGCTATAGACCATTTAGATATCTGGACTATCTATGCAGAACATTGGTGCGAACACAAACCTAGTATTACAGTAAGTGTTAAAGAAAATGAATGGATGAAAGTAGGGGCATATGTTTATGATAACTTTGATAAGATGTCTGGTATTAGTTTCTTACCTATGTCAGAACATACTTATAGACAAGCACCTTATCAAGATTGCACAGAACAAGAATACAAAGAACTGTTAGCTAAAATGCCACAGAATGTAGACTGGTCTGAATTATCTGAATATGAAAAAGAAGATAACACTCGTAGCTCTCAAACACTAAACTGCACAGGAGATACTTGTGAAATTGTTGACCTCGTATAAAGGAGAATAGAATGGGATTATTTAATTCTGCTGATTATAATACTTTAAATTTTCTTAAACAAGAATTAGAGTATGTTAATATTCATGCTAATAAATATCAAAGACTACAAAGAAAAAATGTAAAAGATTATTTACATCTTAGAATACAAGAGTTAGAAGTACATGAACAAGACTCTAAAAAAGCATCAGAAATTATAAACAATAATGACTCAGATATTGAACAAAAAAATACAGAGTAATAAACTTGCTACTCTGTTAGAATTTAAAGTTGCTTTAAATGAAGAAGGAAACATTGAAGTATTAAAAACTTTTTTGTCTCCTGAAGAGTGGGATAAAGCTGTAAAGAAACATTATCCTGCTTATGATAATAAAATTGTTATTGGTAATTTTTTAGAGTATTTAAAAAATAGTACAATAGAATTAGAGAAATCATTAAAAACTTATTTCTAAATTTTAAGAGGACTATCTTCTAAAAAATGACAAGTGCATTGACAAGTATCTGCTACTAAGTTTTCAATACAATCTCCACACATACAATCACAATTTGGCATATCACACGTTTCAGTTTTACAAGAAGAAGTAGAAGTTAAATCCATTAAGAAACCCTCCTATATTTTCTAACTTTCTTTGCAATTCTCTTCGGTTGCTTCACAAACTGTTTGCCCTTTCTTGTTCCTTTTCGCTTCTCTCTTGTCGTTGCCGCATACTCCGCAGGTGTCAGGGCTTTGATAGCTTTCTCTGGCAAGTATCTCTCCCCAGTTTTGCTTGATTTCTTCCCAGACTTGGTTCGCCACTTTTGTTTGGTCCATGCTTTAAGACTTCTTTGACTTTTTTTGAGTGCCATTTTTTTTCTTCTTTGTTAAAAATTTATCATAAACTGGTTTAGCTTTTTTCTGTGCAGTTTTAGAAAGTTCATTGTAATGAAAAAGTTTTTTACTTGTAGCAGTATGAGTTGCACCAGAATGTAATGTACCATCTTTCATTTTATGGTACGCAGCCATTCCATCAGACCCATGTGCCTTTCCGTCTTTGAAAAAATGTGGGACTCCTTTTGCCATTAGCTTCTATATCCTCCTCCTGCTTTTTTGTAGGCTTTCGCCAACATCTGTGCTTTTCTTGCTGACCATTGCCCAGGCTTTCCGCCTTTGCTACCAGCTTTAATTCTTGCAAATATTCGTTTCCGTAATGTAGGTTTCGTATAGTTTCCAGCCTCATTTACTCTACTCTTTGTTTTACGTTTCTTTGTAGCCATTAGCACTTCCACCTTCTTCTAGCTTGTCTAAGTCTGCTATTAGGATTCTTAGCAGCTTTAGGAAATTTTTTCATTTGACCTGCTGACCTTGCACAATAACTCTTACGTCTAGCTGCTCTAGCTTTTGTACGAGGTTTGCTTTCAGTCACTGCTGTTTTTAACTTACTTCCAGGATTTTGTCTACGATATTTTGCAACACCTTTAGCAGTCATACCAGCACCTTTTTTAGTAGGACGTTTGTATCCACCTTTAATAGTGATGCCTTTCATATTAGAGGGTTTTCTTTTTTTAGTCGCCATTAGTTTTTCCTGCATCTTTAATTTGTTCATGCAAATCTTCTACAGTTTCATGCCTAGTTCTTCTTCTATTAGCCCTAGTCAAACCATACAATGCTCTAACTGTTTCATCATGCTCTATAAAATTTAATTCTAAAGTTCTAATTCTATCTACTAATCTTACTGTCATTGTATTTAATGCTTGTAATTCTTTAGATAAAATTTCTCTTGTGTCTCTAACTTCTTCATCTAATTCTTCTTTTAAATCTCTTATCTCATTAATAGACTGCTCATGGTCTGCTGTTAAATCTTTTTTAAAAGATGTTGTTAACCAACGGATTAACCACCATAAAGCATAACCAGCAGCACCTGCTGTTAACAGAGGTATCCCTACTTTTTCTACTAAGTTTGCAAGTTCTGATGGATTCATGTTCGTTCAAATGGATTACGAATTGTTTCTCTAAAAGAACTAGCTAGGTTTTTTATAGGAGAAAGAAAAGTAGAACTAAATGCAGTAGGTGAGGTTTGTTCTTCTTTCTTTTGTTTTCCTGCTAATTTTCTTCCTAAATCTTCAAAGCTTCGAGTAGCAAAAGTTGGTACTGAACCAAAGTCTGAAGCATCAATTTGTAAACCTGGAACAGTTGTTCTAGACCTATCAAATCCTGCTCTTGGTTGAACAACACTTGAAGCAGAAGGCATACGAGGTGCTTTAGCAGAATGAAATTTTGAGTATTGAGTTTTATCTAAACTTCTTACCTGTGCTAACCCTGCTGTCATCATCTTATATGCACTAGTTTTTCCTGGACTAATACGAACTTTTCCTGCTTTTATCATTTATTTATTCTCCTAAAATTGTTTTTTATAATATTTTAAATATTCTTTTTCTATCTTTTTTTCTAACTTTATAATTTGTTCTGTAGCATTTTCATCAGTTATACGACCATCAGTTTTCTTTCGTAAGATACTTCGTATTTGTTTTTGATAAATACCACGTTTTCTTTTAAACTCAGCATCAATTTTTCTTCCTCTTTTAATTGGTTCAAAAGGCCATAGTTTAAGACCTAGTGTTTGAGAAACAGCTAGAAAAACAGGAAGAGTTTCAGCATAAGGACTATCTACATCTTTCACAGCTTTATATATTTTTTGATAACTCCATGAACTAAATGAACTAGTATCTCCAAATGTTGTTAAGATAGGATTATTAGGAATTAATCGTTGAGCAACAAATTTAGACTTAGCTCCTAAACTTTCAAACGTACCTGTTACTTCTAACTCTGGAACTTTTTTATAAGTAAAAGGGTCTATACCAAACATAAAAGGTAAGAATATTTCACCTAACATTCCAAAAGAAGGTTGAAAAGGAGCAGGTAAAAAAGGAAGCAATGTATTTGTACCTTCAGGAACTGATTGTAAGACATCTCCACCAGGTATACTTCTTGTTATATCAAAATAAAAACTACGTTTAGGCATAGTTCTACCAGTAATAGGGTCAGTATCTTGACCTAATGTAAAAGCTTTACCAAAACTATCAGGAACTTTTAAAAAGGTAGGAGGCATAAAAGGAATACCAAACATTCTAGCTTTATCTCTTTCAGACATTAACGTCTTTTCATACTCTGCATCCTCATTTGATTTTTCTCTTCCTGCATAATTTAATGCATATCCTAAACCAGCCCATTTTAAAAACTTATGTGGTTTAGTTGTAGCAATCTCTGCTAATATAGGAATTATACGATAAGAATATGAAACAAAAGGTAAAGGAGCGCCTCTTAAAAATCTAATTGCAGGAGCTTCAATTTCATAATCAATAAAAGATTTTCTAGCATCTGCTGCTGCTAACTCTTTTACTTTATTAAGTTCTTTTAAATATTTATCAGAACCTTTAACAAGTGTTCCTTCATCAACTGCTTTTTGTAAATCAGGCATAAATTTATCTAAACGATTAACGTATAGTGCTACTCTAAACATAGCATCTTCTTTAGAATAAATATCTGTTACACTTCTATCAAACCATTTTGGTACTTTAGTTGTTAAATTCATTAACCCATTTACATAAGCTCTAGAGTATTCAGCAACATCAAACGTATCAATACTTTCTTTTTTAGCACTTTTTAAAAATGCTTTTTTCTGTGCTATAAGATGTGGTTTCATCCAACTATCAGAACGCAGTCCAAGCTCAGACCTAGCAAAAGATGCATCATATAAACCAAATCTAAGAACATCTCTATTAATATCACCATGTACAGGGTCATTAGATAAAGCTTGTCTTCCTTTTTTTGTCCAAATTTTACTGCCATACTTCATTAAATATGAGACAGGAACATCATGTGCATCTAGTAAAAAAAAGTTTGATGTAGTATTATTAAAATGAACAACAGGATTCCAAGATGTTTTACTTCTTTTCCAAAAAGAATTTGCTTTGTTATAAAATTTAGCTGTATTTTGTATAAATGGTCCTCGTTGATTTACAACATTTTCATACATTATTTTTGTAACATAAATATCTTCATACATATTTTTAGGAAGATACATACCATTTAAATTTCCCCATTGAGGAATATCAGAATTTCTAAGTTTTGTATTAGGAACTTGTACATATTCTACTCTTTGAACATTAGGTAATTTTTGATAATCTTTTTTTGTAATACCAAATTGTTTAGCTACATCATTATAAAATTTATAAACTGCTAAATCATTGGTCATAAGCTTACCTGTTTCTGCAATAGCATAAGCTCCGTCTTCCAACTCTCCTAAATTTTTTCTTTCAGCTGGAGTAAGTTGTCTACGAACAGTAACTTCATAGTTACCTGTACTTGTTTTTTTAGGAGTTCCTAAAACTTCATAACCTTGTTTTATTCTTTCATTAAATTCTGCTGATGCTTTTCTAGGATTAGTCAAAGGATTTACTGCTTCATACAAAGTTTCTCTTTTTCCTCTTGCTAATAATTCTTTTCCAAAAGGATTAAGGTCTCTTGCTACTTCTATTTTTCGTGCTTCCTTTTGTGCATTAGTTAATTTTTGTCCTGTTTTTGGGTCTCTATCTAATCTTAAATATGTTCTATGAATATATTTATTTAAGTTAGCGTTCCAAGTATTTTCATCTAAAATCCCTATATCTACCATGCGTGAACCAATATCATTTATCTTTGCTCTTGCATCTTTAGAAATTTTTAAAAGTAATTCTTTTTCTTCACCTAATTCTTTAGCTTGTTTAGTTAATTGTCTATCAGTTAATTGACCATCTAAAAGATAATATAATAATTTATTTGCTTGAGGAGATTTTTTAGCTAGTTGTCTAGCTTCAACAACAATGTCTGCTATTTCTGTTTGAAAACCTCTTGTCTCATTACTAGCATTTTTCTTTAATTGAATATAAGCTTTATCCATTTCAAAGTTATCTATAAAAGCTCTACCTAAAATTTGAGATACTTTAGAATCTCTAGTAAGAAATTTTTTTCCTGCTAAAAAAGTTGGGATAGCAGCAGCAAAACCAGACATCATACCTATCATGCTCTTACTCATATAGTTACTATCTAACTCACCTGTTTTTAACCCTTGTTCTAATTCTATATCTTCAGCAATACTTGAACCTACTTCTTCTCCTACAATAAAAGAACCAAATGCTCCAGCAGAAGCTATAGGATTATTAAAAACTCCTCTTGTTAAAGCTGTTGTTCCTTTTTGATAATAACTTTTACCAGTTATAAAAGGTGTATAAAAAATACTTTTAACAGAAGAAGCTAACTGAGGTTGTGGTCCTGCAATATCCTCTACTATTTTAGGAGAATTATCTATTAACTCTTTAGATGATTTTCCTCTAATAAAGTCTACAGCTTTTTTACCACCTATGCCGAAGACAGGTGCAAGAACTCCTCCTGCAACTGCTCCTCCTGCTGATTGAATTAATCTATCACTTGTATCCTCATCTACATAACCAAGGTATCCTGCAACAGCTCCTGACTTAACTCCACCCCATGCAGTTTTACCAACTTTATATCCTAACTTTCCTGCTTGAGCAACTTTAGCAGCAGGAAGCAACCAAGCTACAGGGTCTAAAATCATGCCACCATAGTATGCATATTTTACTTCATCTCCAAACTCTTCATTCTCCATAAGAGCTTTTAGTTTTCGTTGTTCTCTTGCAGAATGTACTCTATCAAATCCTATTAGTTGTTTAGCACCTCGAAATGTATCTAGTGTACCTAACTTAGTAGCAAAAGCTATTGCCTCTCCTCTTGTATAATCTTTTGCTATATCAACAGCACTAGGTCCAAGAGAGAAAGGTTGATTTAATGTTTCATCCTCTTTCTTTTCTTTATCGAATAATCCCAATGTATCCATTTGATTATCTAATGGTTCAGCCAAAATATATTACTCCTTTAGCTTCTTATATTTTCAAGACGTTCTCTTAATATTTCTCTAAATTCATTTAATAAAACAGGTTGAATATTTGGTGCTGCTACTGAAATTAATTGTGTTATTTCCTCTGTATATTCTACAGGGTCTTTCCCAGGAGGTCTTGACCTAATAATTTGTTCTAAAGCAGCAGGTTGAAATAGTTCAGAATTTATAATATCAGTAGGAGTTAATCCTCTTAATCCTTCAGCTTGGTCTATTAAAAATTCATTTAACTTTACATCAGATATATCTGCTGCTGCTACATCAGATATTTGGTCTGCTAAATTTTCTGTTAGACTATCTTTTTGTAATTGATGTTCTACTTGTGCAGTTTGTTCAGCATTTGAATAAAGTTCCATAACTTTAGGGTTCATATCACCAAGACCAAACAACATACTAAAATACTGACTATTAACTTCTGGATGATTCTGTATTAACCATCTAATCGGTCTATCTCTATATTCTTTACTATTTTTTATTGATAAAGGAATAATAGTTTCTCGTTCTAAACCTGTTCCTAAAACACCTAAACTTTTTGCAATTTTAATTCGTAAATCTGTTTCTGCACTAGCTTTACCTGTTCCAAATAGATACTCTCTATATAATACTTTTTCTCTAGTGCTTAAATTGTTGTTATAAAATTTTTGTATTTCTTGTTTATATAATGCAGGATTATCAACTATTGTTGGGTCTTGTTGTTTTAATTGGTCCATACGAGATTTAACTTTAATATTTGCGTCAAGTCTTTGTTCTTCTAAAGTTTGTTTTGTTCCTTTTTGACCAATCACTATACCTGTATTAGCCCAATTTGTATACTTTCTATTATCTAAAACACCTGGTTGTTTTGTTTGAGAAGTAGTACCAATAGTAAGAGTTCCATCAACTAAACCTCTAGCAACTGCATCAATTGAGTTAAAGCTTGGACCTTCTGGACTAAGTAATTTTTCTGCAATAGTTTCTCTTTCTGTTTCATTTGAAATGTAAGGAAGAATATCTCTATTAATTATATTTATTTTAGCTGCTTCTTCTACAGCTTGTTTAGCTTTAAGTTGTGCTAACGCTTTTCTTGTAGGGTCATTAGCACGACCTTCTGCAAACTTTGTTAAAAATCCTTCAACTCCTGCTCCAAAATTTAATTCTTGTCCTCCTATTCTAGCCATTATCTTACCTCCATTTCAGGCATTTCTTCTTCAATATCTAAGAAACTCCCCATTTCTAGTTCTGCTAATTCTTCTTCCTCTTCATCTACTTCTTCCTCTAAAAGCATTGTTTGCCTTTCTTGTTGACTATCTTGTTCAATTACTGCTAAAGATTCAGGGTCAAAATCTTCCATGAGTTCTAATACAGTTTCTTGACTAATCCCATCATCAGGAATATCGTTAAATATTCTAGGATTAACTTGTGCTTCAATACCATCTGCTAATAAATGTAACATTAAAGGTGTTAAAATAATTTCTGCAATATCAGGAGTCCATAGTCCTTCCATGTATCCCATAAATGTAGCTGTTCTTGCTATAGCTTCTACAGGAATACCAGCTAATAAAAGCTTCATTAAATTAGCATTGTTCTCAGGTTCACTTTGTTTATCTAAAAGATATTGTAAAGAATCAATAGGAGAAGGTAACTCAGGAGGAGTTTCCCAAGGATACTTTCCTAATGTTCCTTTTTCTGGGTCTTTTAAATCTCCAGTTAAACTAGCTCCTGGTACACTTCCTGCTATAAATGCAGTAGGGTCTTCTTCTACATCTTCATCAGGGTTAACTTGATTATTTAAATCAGGAAGCATATCATCTTGTTCTTTAAACTGTTTTATGTCTTGAATATCTTGTTCAATTAATTGTGCTATCTCATCTATACCACCTTCAAATCTACTAATAGCTGTTATTAACATTTCATTTTGTTGTTGCATAGCTATTCCTTCAATAGAATTATCCTCCTCCATTTTTTGTGATGGTATCTCAGTTTCTATATCTAAAAAACTAACTTCAACTTCTGGGATATTTTCTTGTTGTTCAGACATTTCTTAAACCTTTATATAATTTTAAAATAATCCTGATACAATAGAACCTATTGCACCAAATATATTATTACTCCTATTAGAAGATTGAGCTGACCTTGCTATAGATTCTTGTTGAGCTAATGCAGCAGTTTGTGCTTGTCTATCTAACTGTCTCTCTGCTGACTCAAAAACAAAAAATGCATCATCTCTACGTCTTTGCCATAAGTTATTATATTCTTTATCTAGTAATCCTAATACTGATTGAGCTGCAAAAGAATTAGCTAACATTTGATTACTGTTATCTATAGTAGCAATAGACCTAAACCAATTAGCATTAGCAGCTCTAATAGAAGATAACATTTGTGTATTAAAAGTATCTCTAGCAAATGCTTGGTTTTGATTAAATTGTGCCATAACATCTTTTTGTCCAGCATTAAATTGTCTTACAGCTTGTAATCTATTTGCATTAGCTGTTTCTGTATTAGCTTCTAAAGTTGTAAATAACTTTTCTACTTCTTGAGTAGACCTAGCATTAGTTTGTCTTGTAACATTTTCTGCTGCTTGATTTCTAAACAAACTATTTGTAAATGCATTGTAAGATAATGTATTAGAAGCTTGTTGGTTATTTAAATTTTGTGTATCAATACTAAGAAAGTTTCTAGCATTATTAACAGCAGCAGTCATTCTTGCATTTAAGTTTTGTGTTCTCATATTAGCAAGATTATTAGCATTTTGTAAAGCAGTTTGTTGTTTATTGTTTAAATTTTGTAGTTGTATTCTACCATAAGAAGCTGCATCTGTAGCAGCAATCTTAACACCAGCTTCTAACAATGCTTGAGTTCTTGCAGCAACAGCCATACTTGAAGAACCTAATCCTCTTTGTAAAGCAAAAGCATCTGCATTACGAGCAGCAGGTGCAGCCCAAGGAGGTAAAGGTTGTCCTTCTTGAATAGTATTAGTAATTTGTTCTAATTGAAATTGTACTGTTGCTTGAGGGTCTAATGTTTCAGTTGCAGCAGTAGCTAACTCGCTAGGTAGTAATTGTTCTTGAATGTCTCCTATTTGAAATGTAGGAGCTGCTTGTGTAGCTGCTTGAGCTTGTCCTGTATCTGTAACTGTAGCAGTAGTTACTTGAGGAGCAGTAAATCTATCTGGAACAGAGGGAGTTAATCCTGTTTCTGAAATTTGTGTTGCATCTACATCTGGTCTTTCTGGAGCAGTTAAACCTGTTTCTGCAATAGTTTGGTCAGCAGTAGGAGTAAGAGGTGTTGTTTGTAATGAAGGGACATTTGGTATTTGAGGAAGAGGTAATAAATCTTGAGCCTCTGCTCTAGCAGCAGATTCTGCACCACCAGTTAATCCTGTAGTTTGTTGTAGTGGACTTTGTGTAGTAGTAGGTTGTTGTTGTTGATTAAGTAAATTTAACAAATTAGGAAATTGTTGTGTTAAATTTTGTTCAGCAGGTGTTAGTTGTCCTATAGGTTGTATTGTCCTAGTGATATCATCTTCTGTTGGTCCACCTACAGGAACTCCACCTGTCTGCATTTTTTGTGGTGGAGGTTTTCTTAAAGTTAATCTAGCCATATTTATTTCCTAATTATCTAATTTATTTAAATCTATAACACGTTCCCATGCATACCCAGTAGTAACACTTGTTATTTGTCCTGTTCGATTATCAAAATATAACATTTGCCAATCACCATTATCTTCATGAATTATGCTTAATACTGAACCACTATTTGTAATACCTTTAGAAGTATTATTTTCTTGTATCCATTTATCACCACTTGCAGGTACACAAAATGTATTAGGTTGTCCTTTTGGTGTTATTAAAAAAGACCATTTTCCTTCTGAGTTTACAGTTATAACAACTAATAAACCTTCATCTACTCCTTGTTCTGTTATCTTTTCTTCAAAAGAACTTTCTAAACTTGTTAAGATAGCTTCTCGTTCTCCACAGATAACTCTTGCTTTTACAAAAGTAGGATAAGCAGCAGTAACTATAGCAACTATCCATGCAAATATTATAAAAGCTGTTATTTTATTCATGCTAATTCGAACCATCCTGTTGCTATATACTTTTCTTCATTAGGTGCTGGAACACCTCTATGTAAATGTGACCATTCTGAAGGCCATATTAATGTTCTACCTTTTATTGGTTTAAAAGCTGTTTGTTGCATAGCAAACTCTGTCTGTCCACCTTCTTCTATTGTATTTAAGTATGTCATAAATGCTAAAACTCTTGCATTAGTTTTTCCTGAATCTTTTTGTCGTTCAGAGTGCCAAACAAAATAAGCACCACCTTTAGGATATTTTTGAATATTAAATATATTACTGACTCTTATTTTTATAGCTTTTAAAGGAGTAAACATATCTTGATATTGTTTTGCAGCATCTACAATAGCATCAACATAATCTTTTATTGGATATTTTCCAAAACTAATTGGTATACTTTTATCAAAAGAATCTTTTATTTTTTTATCAATTTTTGTTGCTGCTGTATTTCCTTCTGTTACTAAAAAATTATCATCTTCTTCAAACCAAGTAATTAAATCATCACACATTTTTTCATCAATATCTGTACTACCTATCAATGAAAAAGGAACATTAACGTATTTCATTAACCTTTACTTGCTTTATATTCATCAAGAAGTTGTTTAGCAGTTTTATAGTCTGACCTTTTGATAACTAAATCAGTAAAATCTTTTTGATTAGATGGTATGCCATCTGTAAAACTTTCATCAGCCAATAGAACTTCCATCCAATGAGCATGAAACTTTTTCCATGACCTATTTTTTTCTCCTGATACAGCCTTTTCTACCCAATCTTTTATGTCTGATATTTGGTCTTTTAATATAGTTTGGTCCTCATCTGTAAAAGTAATTTTAATTGTATGTGCCATTCTATTCTCCTAAAGTGCCTTATCTTTTTCTGCTTGTTCTTTATCTCTAGCATCTCTATCTTTATAATCAGAACGTGCTGTAACAAGTTTTAAAAAGTCTGCTTTATTACTAGGTATAGTATCAGTAAAATCTTTGTCATTAGTTAATTGGTCTGTCCATTTTTTTTGCATACGTTTCCAACAGTTATTAACTTTTTCAGTTGTTAATGCTAAGACCCAAGCATCAATATCAACTAAATGAGACTTCATATTGTTTTCTTCTGTATCTGTTAAATCTATTTCAACAGTTAAGTTAGCCATTTATTTTCTCCTTACTAGCTTATTAATCGAACACTTAACCAAGAATTATATGGACCAGTTCCATCTGCTGCAAAATCACATTGGTCTGCTGATTTAAAATGTTTAGCTCTCATAATTATAGTGTCTCCTGCATCTAATGCAAAAATAGTCATAGTCCATGAAGTATAATAATCTAAATCAACATTATATCTATCCCTTGCAAACCATTGACCTGTATTTGATATTTGGTCTGTAGATTTTACTTCTATTATATTATAACCATTACCTGAACCTGATTGACTTGAATCTAAATCTTGTAATTCACAAAAACCAGTTACTTCATATTTTCCGTCTACAGGAGCAGTAAAGGTATAGTTGCTAGTATCGTAATCTCCATTGCGGTCATACAATTCTGTATCCAATGGTATAGTGTTATATACTATATTAGATGCACCACTTGTTCCCATATTCGTTAATGCACCACTATTACTTACTGCTAAACACGCAGGTTGTAATGGCTCTAAAATATGTCCATCAGCATCTATAGACATAGAAGTTGTTGTACCTAAAGTAGAACCTTTGCCTATAGTAAGTTTATCGGTGCTGTCATCTAATCCTATATGGTAGTCAACAGCATTACCATCAAACTTAATCATTACATCTTCAGCAGTTCCATCACCAATCGTAATTGTAGAACCAAAGTTTCCATCTCCTGAAGATAAAACTGGTGTGCTTCCTAGAAATGGCATTGTTTTCTCCTATGATACCAAATAAACAGTCAGGTAAGAAAATTGACCTGCAAGAGCTGTGCTATTACTTCCAAAAATACTATTAACATTTGACCCTGCACTTTGAAAATATTCTACATGGGCTGTATCTCCAGAATCCATGTCTGCACAAACACCAATATGAACAAAACAGTCTTTCATATCAACAGGAGTATTATAACTTTTAGGGTCATCAGCCCACCAAAAATAACCATTAGATGTTACAACACGAACTTGCCAATAATTTACATCTTCATCTATTTGGTCATTACCTATTGAACCTACAATCCAATATTTACCTGTTACTGGTGCAGTAAAAACGTCATTGGTATTATTTAAATCTCCATTCTGGTCAAATAAATCTGCATCTAATTCTAGTTTATGAACAGTATTATGTGCTACACTACTTTCAGTTGCGGTATTATATCCATGAGCAAAAGGTAATAATGGTTTAGAAATAATACCATCTGCATCAAAAGTTAAAAAGCTAGTATTACTATCTCCTAATGTATCTCCTTTACCAAATATTAATTTATCCGCACTATCATCTAGTCCTATATGATAATGTATATTAGCACCATCAAAACGAATTTGCACATCTTCTGCTGTACCATCTCCAATAGTAGTAGTATCAGCTATAGTGTTTGCTGCTCCTGTTGTTGAGTCGTTTGGGTCAAATCCTAAAAATGGCATATAATTATCCTATTAAAAATCCACTCATGTAAGTATTAATTTGATTGGGGTTGTCAGAACTTCCTTTATCTACATCCTGTGTACCACCTACTTGTTTCCATTGTAATTTAGCCGTATCACCAGCATCTAAAGGTGCATCACATTGAATTTCAAAAACTGTAAAATCCATATCTCCACTTAAATTATCGTGGTTATATTCATTTAAAAATGTATTATCAGATGTAACTAATTCAAATAAATAGTTTCCATCATTTTGTACATTTTCAAAACGATATTGACCTTTTAATTTATAAATTCCTGTTACTGGTGCAGTAAAGGTGTCATTACTTGAATCAAAATCTCCATTGGTATCAAAAATTTCTTCACCCATACTTTCAGTACGATAAGCATCTTTGGTAATATTAGTTCCTGAAGTAGTGTCTCCATTAGCTAAAAAAGCAGGTTGTAATGGTCTTAGTATTATTCCGTCTGAATCAAAGGCTTGACTTGTTGTAGTACCTAAAGTAGACCCTTTACCCAAAATTAAATCATCTGCACTATCATCACAACCAATGTGATAATCAACGGCATTACCATCAAAAATAATTTTTACATCCTCTTCAGCACCACTACCTAAAACTTGTGTATCTGATAATGTACTTACACTAACACTAATAGTTGCTGTAGGTTGTTCTGCTCCAATAAACGGCATTTAATTTTTCCTATTTAAACTTATCTTTGGCAGCTTTATAATCGGAACGTGCAGTTACCAAATTTATATATTTTTCTTTATCTGACGGAACAGATGATACTGATTCATCATCAAACAATATTGAGTCATATTCTTTTCGCATTAATTTGTACCCTTTAGCTATATTGCCTCGTACCATTTTTTGCAACCAGTCATCTATTCCAGCATCTCCAATAATATATCCATTATCTTTGAGCAATTTTTGGTCATCATCAGATATTTTAAAAGTTAAAGTTATTGCCATTTTATTACCTCTCTAAAACTCTAATTTATTTTTTGCTTCCATATCTTTATAATCGCTTCTTGCAAGAACTAATTTAATTAGCTCTGGTTTCGTCATAGGGATGTCGCCTGTAAAATCAGAATCATTAGTTAGTTTATTCGCCCATTCTGTCCTAAAGTTAGTCCAACAATTTTTGATTTTGTTTTGTAACAACCATTGTGCGTTTGCATCAATATCAATAATATGGTGCAACAAACATTTCTCATCTACGTCATTTATTGAAATTGTAATTGTTTTTTCTGCCATAATTTTTTCCTATGCTAAGAGGTGTCCAGAAAACCTACTATGAGTATTTATATCAACTGTACTTGAGCCAGCCCCAGTTGTATCTAATCTCATGTTTCCTTTAACAGTATCTCCTGCGGATAAACTGAGAATTTTAGTTCCTGTTTGTGTGTAGGACGTTACTGCACCAATAATACTTCCTTCTACAAATGATATATGCTCATACCCACTATTTACAGCTAGAGCAGTATGGTAATAATTATATCCAGTTTGCGTGTTCAACCAATTTATTTGTAATACAAACATATAAACGCCATCGACAGGACAAGTAAATGTTTCATTCGATAAATCTAAATCTGACCCAACATCATGGTCCTCAGCATTTAATGTTAGTGTTTGATAAGCGTTGTAGGCTATGTTTGTTTGTCCATCTGCGGCTCCATGAAAAGAAGGTTGTATAACCATATTCACACTACCATCAGCATTAATACGCATAGCCTCACTTCCAGCTACGTCAAATCTGATTATGTTTTCGTCTGAGGACTCCTCTACTTGAATTTTAGTGTTGTCATCTGCATCTGTTAAACTAGTAGCAGTAGCAGCACTACTAGGGGAAGTTCCAATATAAGGCATTATGTTATCTCCATAATTGATAGTGTTGCATCTAAAGAACTTCCTGCACTAGCTCCTATGGTTAGAACATCTGTTGTTTCCATAACTATTTTTTGACCTGCAAAAACTTCCAAAGTTGTATCTGCTGGTATTGACACTTCATTTAATAAAGTTACGTTTTCATTAGCAGCATCATTTGCACCTGTTCTATTTCCAGTATCACTTGTTAATTTAACAGTTACAGTTCTTGCTGCATTAATTTTATTTGCAATACTTAATCCTAAAACTACTGTTGTTGTTGAACCTGCAACTGTATATAATGTTGAAAAAGTACCACTATCGACTGCTACATCAGCGATAGTGCAGACCTTGAACGTATTTGCCATATTATATCTCCTATCCTAAAGCAATCGCCATAGCAACTGGGTCCTCTCCTGCTGCATATGTTTTTATATCTGAAGCTGGTATCTGCTTCGTTGTTGTACCATCAATAACTATAAAAGCATCACTATCAGCAATAGTAATTGATGATGTTGATTTAGCAGAACCATCAAGTAAATTTAATTCTCCTGCTGTTGAACCTACATTTGTTCCACCAATATCTAGTGTAGTCATAGAGACTTCACCATTAACTGTTAGTATAGCAGAACCTAATTCTAATAGGTCTGTGTCTCCTGAACCACCAATAGTACCACCAGCTTTAATTACTAAGTCATCTTTGACTGTTAATAAACCTGCGGAACTTAATGTTAAAGCATCATTGGTAGAAGCAACACCTATTGTTCCACCATCTTTAATCATAATGTCATCTGCAACAGTAAGTAATCCAGCAGAACTTAATGACATTTTTTCAGATGCAGCTTCTGATGCACCTGTTTTAAATGACAATTTAGTAGCATTATTGTCTGCTGCAAAATCACCTTCTGATACAGCTTCAATACCTGCCGCTACTAATATAGCATCTGTTCCTGTACCTTCGTCTGGTGCTTGGAAATCTATTTTACCAATTACATCATTTGCTGCAATGTCAGTTTCACCAGTTTGCAATGTCAATGTCATTGGTGTATCATCACCAGTAGCAGTATTTTTCATTGTGACATTACCAACAGAAGAAATACTCATTTTCTCTGCGGCTGCTTCACTAGCACCTGTTTTAAAACTTAACTTTGTAGCATTATTATCGGCTGCAAATGTATCTTCTGCTACAGCTTCTATGGCAGCAGATATAAGAATAGCATCAGTACCACCTGATTCATCTGGAGCTTGGAAATTAATTGTTCCTAAAGGCTCTCCAACAGTTAAGGCTTCTTCACCTGTTTGTAGAGTTAATGATACTGGAGTACCATCACCTGTAGCTGTATGTTTTAAAAGAAGTCCTGCATTATGGTTATGTATAAGTTTAACTTCACCATCATCACCGAATAATAATTCAGCAGCATCAGAATCTAACTGAACATTATCTGCAAAGTTAGCATCATCTCCAGCAAATGTCAAGGCTGTTGTTGGTGTAGAACCAGATTTAATTACTACTTCACCACCAGAATTTGTAATACTACCAAAAGTTGTTCCATCATCTTTAAAAACTATATCTGCTCCACCAGCGTCTAAATTAATATCTGCAACAGAGTCTAATGTTATATCACCAGAGTTACTGGATTGTATTGTAACACCAGTATGACCATCAACAGTTGCTGTTCCAGCCTGTGAATCTACAAGAACATTACCTGAAGATGTTTCTAAACTAACTGCTCCATCACCAGTTGTAATATTATCAGCAGCTATAGCACTAGCTTCAGCACTTACATAAGTATTTAACTGAGAGGCTTCAACATATTTTGTTGTACCACCATCATCTATAAGCAGTTTATCTCCAGCAGCAATAGTAATACTTGTACCATCTGTCGCACCATCTATTTGAATAGCAGCACCACTTACTTTATCTGTTGTACTAATAGTAGCTAACTTTGAGTCTGCTATTGCAGCACTTGCATTAATATCGGCATTAACAATAGCACCACTTGCTATTCCAAAGACACCTGCATTTGTAAGAGTAACATCTCCACTTGGTACAACTGGATTATAATTAGTTCCATCAGCTACCATTATAGCTGTATCTGTATTTGTTCCTAATGTAATATCATCTCCTGAAACTGTTAAGTCACCAGAGATTGTTAAGTTACCAGCAGAGCTTAGTGACATCTTTTCACTAGCAGCTTCAGAGGCAGCAGTTCTAAAACTTAATTTTGTTGCATTGTTTGATGAGCTAAAATCTCCTTCAGATACAGCAGCTATTCCAGCAGCGACAAGTATTGCATCCGTACCAGTTGTTTCATCAGGAGCTTGAAAGTCTATACGACCAATAACATCATCAGCAGCGATATCTGTCTCACCTGTTTGAAGAGTTAAGACTATAGGTTTATCATCTCCAGTTGCTGTATGTTTAAAGTTTAATCCTGTATCAGCAACATGAGTAACTGTTACTTCTTGGTCATCACCAAATTTAAGAACAGCACTATCTGAATCTAATAATACATCATCTGTAATTGTAAGGTCATTACCTACAGTTAAATTACCTGCAACTGCCATAGTTGAGTTGGCAACAGTAGCATTAGGTGTTACAGTTAAATGAGTTACATAAGTACCAGCAGAATTTATATCATTACCTAATGTAAGTGTACCACCATCCGCAATGTTAAGTTTCCATTCATCTCCTGCGTCATCACCTTCATCAGCCATTAAAGTAATAGCTAAACCTGCACCTTCTGTTGCAGCTATTTTTAAAGAGTCTGTTGTAGTTTCATCATAACTTATAGCAACATTTGAATCCGAACCAAATATTAATTGTTCATCATCAACAATCATTATATCATCAGAGAACTTAAATTGGTCCTCATCTTCCATCCATGTTAAAACACCATCAGATGTTTCTCCATCAAATGTTACTGCTATGTCTGTTCCTGATGCACCATTACCTATTGTAATTGCTGTACCTAATAATTTAGTTATTGGTCCACCTTCAGCAGTTGTACCATCATGTGTATGACCTGTTGAAGCAGCAAAGGCAGAAACTAATTGATTAAACTCATTATTAAAGTCGGCAGCATTAATAACCTCGCCATCAACAATTTCTGAACTACTTTGTCTTGTATATGTATCACCCATTACATCCGTCCTCCAGGGGTAAATTCTAATTGATAAGAATGTAAAGTAAATGGACTATTAGAACTATCGTGATTAACTCTAACTGCCACTAAAAATCCTGACCCTTCTACTGATTGTCTGAATACTGGATTACCACTTGAACCATAAACAGCAGAAGCATATGTTGAAGTTGTGCCTCCATATTGGGCTATTCCACCAGGAGAAGATAAATCAAACTCTGTAGGTTGTGCAACATCTTGACTATCAGCATCATATCTTACTCTTAATTTTGCTTCAATAGTTCCTTCAACTTCATAATTTAATACAACACGTTGCATTAATTTTCTTAAACCTGCATCTCCAAGAGCTAAATCTGGAGACCTATATACTGCAATAATATTTGTACCATCAAAAGTGCTTGTACTTTCTTGTTTTCTAACATATCCATCATAGCCACCTTCTAAAATAACTTCATTACCATTAATAAATCCTGAAGACATTGCTGAAGGTTTTATTCCTCTAATGTCTGCAAACTCAAAACCTATTTGACCAGTTTGAAAGTTTCTTTTTAATGTTGCTAAAATACCTTGACTTGAATCTACAGAACCACCATTAGAGGGGTAAAATAATCTATACTGACTTTTTGCTCTAACAATAGCAGATGTAATATTATCTGTACTTGAAATAACATCTGTTATACGTCTTTGAATAGGTTTTGAAACTGTTCCTAACTCAACATCACCAATTCTTTCAGTACCAGCAATAGTTCTTAAACCATCTAGTGATAAGAATAATAAATCACCACCAAGTTCTTGAACAGAGAAACCATCAGCACAACCTAATGTTTGTGTTACAGAATCTACTCTAAAGTCTGCAATACTTGTTCCTGTTATTTTAAATATTTTATCTTGTCCAAATACATATAAAATATCACGAAAAACTTTTAATGCTACAACACTTGTAGGTACTCTAATAGAACCTGCACCATTTGCTGCTGTAAAATCTGTTTCTGCAAAAGGAGCAGAGAATAAAACTTCTTGTGGATTACTAGACATACCAGCAAAAAACATATGATTTTGAAATACTGCTACTGAAGCAGGGTCTGCTGGTGCGCCTGTAGTATTAATTAATGTATAGGTAGTTCCATCATAAGATGCTGCTTGATTAACATCATCTACCATTATAAGTTTATCAGTATTATTAAAATTATATAAATCAAATTTATATCTACCAGCAGATGTTCTTGTACCTATTGTAGAATATGTACTACCAGAAGTTGCAAATGTTACAACATTACCTGCTGCTGCAACAACACCATTATTAAATATTTGTAATCCTAATATTTTCTCACTACCATTAACTTGATTACTATTCCATTTACTTGTACCACTTAACCTACGATAACCACCTTGTACAGAAGGTTCAAAGTTTTGTAACGTAATCGCTGCTCCTGGTGGTAAAGATAAATCATCTCTATCTAATATTAGACCTCCACCTAATGAGACTACTACTGGTTGTATTTCTGATGTATCAGGCATAACTATCCTTGTGGTCTATGAAACTCTTCTACAAAAGCTGTTATTTCTAAATCGTTAGCAGCACCTGCTTGTGCTTTTAAAATATCTCCCTCTTCTAAAATAATATGTGCATCATCAATTCTTAAAAAATCATCAGCTGCAATACTTTTTGTGCTTAGTAAGGAAAAGGTTGCACTTGCAGAGGTATCTGTATATTTTAATGTTGCATCTACTGCACTACTACCATCTACATTTGTAAGAAATATATCTCTAATTATGGCTGTAAAATTAGTAGGAACAGTATAAATATTTGTTAAGTCTGTACTAGATAATGCAACGGATACATTTTTTAATCTACCTATCATTATACAGCTCTTAGATATTCTTTTTTATTTACAAGCTCTACTCTCATTCGTTTAATAATATCATTATATTCTTGTAAAGATACTGCTGCTGTTGCTTTATCAGACCTTAATAATGCTACATAATATTTTGCTCTAGCAATTACGATATGCTCAAATCTAGAAGGAACATCTGACGTATCACTATCACTAGATAGTTCTGTAGGAAATTTATAATATTCATAAGAAACAGTATATGTACTTTTATCAGGTACAGGAGATAAACCATATTTATCATCTTTTGTAGGATAAACAAAAACTGGTTCATCTAATCTATCAATATCTGTTTGGGTATCTCTTTGTTTAAAACCTTCTTGAAATTCATCATAAGATAAATATTTTAATTTTTTAGGTTGTAAATCTTCTGTTACAACGACATTAGTAATATCTACTTGTGTATCTACTAATTGACTAAAAGTAATATAAGTAGATGTTCCTGTCGCAGTAAAAGTAAAACTTACATATTTAATTTCACCAATATCTGTAATAGTAATACTATGACTTGCTATTTGAGAACCATCTGCTGATGTACCAATTTTTAAAGTTAAATCTCCACCAGAAGGATATGTTACTCCAAAAGATATTCTATACTGTTTATTTTTAACTGTACCAATTTCTTGATAGGCAATAGCATTACCACTTGAACCAGCAGTTAAACGTAATCTACCAGCTAAAGATGCTGGAGGTTGTGGTCCTGTACTATTAAAAGCTGCCTCACCTGTTCCAGAAGAACCATCTGTCCATCCTGTAATATTACTTGCAAATGTTCCATTACTAATAAGATTTTGTGGAGATAACATAAAACTATCAAAGTCTACATTTTTATTATTAGATTGTAAAGAATACTCTGCAACACCTGCTTGAGTTTGTTGACTATGGTCTACATGAAGGAAAGGCCATTCTACCTCAGAGTTTGCAATATCATTAATAGCTCTATTAATACTATTTTTTGCAACAGTTTGTACACCTCTAGTAGCAGATAAAGCTGTTACAGTTGTTTCATTTAAATCTTGCAAAACTCTATTAGTATAATTTAAAAATGTTAATGAACCCATCTATACATTTCCTTTTTAATTTTCATAGCCCCATTGAGTAACTAAATAATTTTGAACAAGTCCTGATTTTAATAATAAACTTTTAAATGTTTCGTTATTAGAATTACTTTTTAATAGTTGCATATTAATTAATTTTATTTCATCTAAAACTTTTAAAATATATGCTTGTTCATATGTTACTTTAGATTCAAACCATCCTATAATATTTTGTCTACAACCTTTAGTAACTTTGGTAACTTTATGAGGATATATTATAGGGAATATTACTACTTCTCCCTTATTAACTTTATATCCTATTTCTCCAGCTTCTGTTTGTAAAACAAACTCTCCACCTTCAAAGTCATCACTTAAACTAATAGTAAAACCATAGTTATATAACATTTTACTATCAGATGATTGAAAAGAATCTATATGATAATCATAAAAATCATTGACATTATAATTATTATATATTCTATTTTTTATTTTTGTTGGAGCATATATCTTATTGATTGCTCCTTTTTGTTTAAATAAACTTGTTATATACTCATCTACTTTATTAGTAATAATAGTTTCTTTATTTTCTTTTATATTATAAAGTTGACTTAGTTGTTGTGTATCTTTACCATCTGTAAGTTTTTTATTATTTAACTTACTAAGTATATCTTCTACTTCTTCATCACTAAATATTTTATATATCATTTATTTACCCCACGCTTTCTTTAAATATGTTTGAACTAACGTGGAACTAACAAATGCATCTTTATCTTTTTCTCTTAGATAAACATTTACATCATATAAATTTTTTAATATAAATGCTTGTTCATAAGATATATTAGAAGATAGCCAACCTAATATATTTTCTCTTGTACCTGACGTAACTGGTGCAACTCCATGTGGATATATTATTGGAAAGATTACAGCTTCACCAGATTTTAATTGTTTTGACACAGGACCAACATCTGTGTTCATAAAAAAACTACCACCTTCATAATCATCATTTAAGTTGATAGAAAATCCATAATCAAAAAATACATTATTAGATTTTGGCATTGCTTTAAAAGCATCTACATGAATATCATAATAATCATCTTTTTGATATTTATTATAAAAATTTACTGATACTCTATTAGGACAGTAAACAGAATCTATATAAGCATGATTATAAAAAATATCAATTATATATTTTCTTATATGGTCTGGTACAGAAGTTGTTTGTTGATTCTTTTTTACATTATAAGATTTGTTTAGTGGTTGTGTTGCTCCACCATCTTGAAAATGTAATCCTTCAATACCTTCTCTACAATACTTTACATCTTCTTCATCAAGAAGTTTAATAAAAAACATATGTATCTCCGTTAATTGAACTTAGCAAAAAGAGGAGGAGTTTTTAAGGAACTCCTCAAAACCTATATAATACTAAGTACCAGTTGATACTGTAGCAGACTCTACTGGGTTTTTAGAAATATCAGCCATTGCGATATGCGCTCTAAATCTCCAAGCAGTAGTTTTGGATGAACCGCCATCAATAACCAAAAGGTCAACTGTATCAGCAGTAGTCACAAGAACAGGGTTACTGTCTTGCGCTCCAGCAGCAGCCATCAAGAATGGAGTTGCATATCCTGCCGCTTGGTCAGAATCTGCACCATCAATAAACATATCAACGTCACCACCAGTAATACCCACATCAAAAGTGATTTGTTCATTACCAGAAGCTTCAAGATTTTCAACACATCCACCAACAATCATTGTGTCAGCAGGTATGTCAAATAGTTGAACTATGTCTCCTTGTTCTAAGTCTGTGTTATCAACAGCATCATAAACTGGTGATGTTAAAACGTAGACTTTATTAGCACTTGACGGATGTCCAGCTGTTCCTCCACCGCTATGAGTTGCATTATATGTAGCCATTATATATTACTCCTTACGGTTAAGTGTTAAGGTCAGGAACACCAGAGAGAACTCCAGTAAATCCTGTGCCAGAACCACGAAGAACTTTACGTCCAAAAACGTGTAAACCACGCACAATATCAGCAAAGCTATCAGGGTCTCTAATAACTTCTGTTTTAGCGATATGGGATGCAGTAGCAACTGCACTCATATGACCAAAAAGAACATTAGTTTCCCCACTTGTTGATGAAGGTCCAAAGTTAGCATTAGCATCAGAACCAGTTGAACTAACTGCAATAGCATTAGATTGGTATAATGTAAACCCATGAACTTTTCTTGCTGTAACAGCACCATTCATAAGAGCAGACATATTTTCACCAGTAACACTAGAGTCCATCAATTTAGCATCTGCTTGACGAAGAATTTCATAGAACTGAGGAGGTGCAACACACCATCTTCCGTCCTCTGGAACATCATTTTCATCAAGTAGACGAGCTGCTGTACTAAGATAGTTTGCACACTCATTACCAGTATTGCATGAAATAGCAGAACTAGCAGCACCTAAGTTAGTTGTATCTGTAGATGCATTTGAGTTAATGTTGCTTAGTACATTATAGTCATATTGCTTTTTAAGTGAATATGCACCTGAAGATGTAGCCAATGCTTCAAAATTCACATGGCTGTGTCTTTCTTCAATGTCATCTACTTTAAAAGCAAAGTAGTTGCCTTGGTCAACTGTTAAAGTGATTTCGGCATCTGTTAGGTCTTGAGTATTTACAACCGAACCACGAGTATAACTAGAAACACTTATTGTAGGTTCTTTAATTATTCTCACGGTGTCCCCAAAATTCTCTATTTCCCCAGCATAGTCGGTGTTAGTAATTGCTTCTACAACCGAAGACCTGCGGAAATATTTAAGGACTTTTTGGCTGAAAATGGCTGGTGCGAAATTCCCATTAGCGAGATTGTCGTAACCAGCGGCACTTGCGTAAGCCATTTTACTTTCTCCTTAAAAGTTTATTTAATTCTGCCTTCTCTTGATGCCTTATCTATTTCGGATTCTAACTTCTCGAATTGATGAGGCTTCAATTTGGCAATTTCCTCAGAAGTCCAAATCTTTGCTTCACCTTCTGGAGAAACTGTTACCTTTTCGGTTTTTGTTACAGCTTCAGCAGCAGACTCTACATCAGATTTTTTAGGTCTTCCTCGTTTTTTTTGACTAATATTATTGTCAATTTTAAAGAGGTCTAATACTCTAGAAGCCCATTTTGCATCTGTTCTATTTTTTCTAATACCATCTGCAATACTTGCAGGTTGGTCATCTAGCCAAGATAGAAACTCTGGGGAATCCTTGATATCTATGAAATCAGGATGTAATGATAGAAGTTCTTTTTCAGCAATCCTCACTTTAGATTCTTGCTCAGATTTTTTAAGCTCTTCTAATCTTGTTTCTACTTCTCGCATCCGTTCTGTACTTTGTAACTTAGCGACAGTTTCAACAACATTATAAACATCAGGATATTCCTTTTTAAATTCTTCTAACTCTTCTGGAGACTTAGGAAGAACATCTGGATGATTTGCTTTTTGCTCTGCTAATTTTAACTTTGCTTCTGCAAGTTCCTGTTGTTGTGTCCATTCATTGTTTTTACGGTCATGGTAACTTTTTAAATCACTATACCGTTTTTTCCAATCATGGTCTTGAGCTTCTTTCTGTTTTTGTAAAAATCCCTCTTGAGTATCTTCTTTCAAAGAGTCAACGATTTCGAGATTTTCTGGCTCTTCTGGTTTATCAGGTTCTAGAGCCGCTATTCTATCTTTCCCTTTATATGGGGTGTTCTCTTGTACTTCTTCTTTAGTTTCGACATCAGTCATAATTACCTCCTATGGGGGCTAAAGTTATCTTTAGGTATCCCTACTTGGTGTGGTTATTCGGGGCTATAAATAGGTATCCGAACTTTACTCTTCTTCTCCTGTGAGAAAAACATTAGAAATAAAAATTGCCCTTCTGCCAACTTGGTCAGCCCAACGGCTATCTAATACTTCTTTTGCTGCTTCCTCATAAGAACCATCTTCTAGGTATTGAAGAGTTTTCTTAAACTTTAATAAAGTTGTCGTACCAACATTGTACGCCAAGTTAATTAAAGCTCTTTGTCTTGCATCATCTAATTGTCTCCACCAAGAAATAGCCCTATCTAATTCATCTTCTAATTCATAAATATTATTTTTAGCAAGATAGTATGCTTCTTCCTCAGTAATACCATAATCATCTAGGTTACGTCCTAAACCTATTGTAGTCTTACCAGCAGTGCATTGGTAAGCTTTAAGTTCTAAACCTTCAAAGTCTTTTAATTGTTCTAATAATATATCGTAGTTCATATTTTTTTTGTTGTTAAAGGTTTACCTTTTCGTATCTTATCTGTTAAGACAGACCAATCTTGACCTGCCTTAACTTTAATAAGTTTAGCTGGTTGTGGTTTAATTAATATTTGTTTTGGTGTTAAAGATTTTAAGTGCATTACTTTTTCTTTTTTGCCATTCCACCATACATCATTTTCTTTTTAGGCATAGCTTTACCACCACCCATCATTTTCTTTTTAGCCATAGCTTTACCGCCACCCATCATTTTTTTAGCTTTAACTATACCACCTTTTTTCTTTGGTTTTAAACCTGGTATTTTTTTTGTAGATGGTAACTCTAAAGTATCAGGTATTTTCTTTTCATCTAAACCAAAAACTTTTGCTAAATTACTTTTAAAACTAGGGCTTACATTAAATGTTTCTGTTTTTACTAGTTTTGCTCCTGTTCCTTTACCCATTTATTTTCTCCTAAAAAATTTAGTTGCAGCTCGTACACCAAATGAACTTGCTACGATTACACCTAAAGAGTATTGATACCATTCAGGCATTTGATTTAATACTTCAAAACCATTTAATACTACTAACTCCATATTAGGAACGAAAGCTAGTATAAGAGGTATTGAAAATAAAATTACTAACCACTCATCTTTCCAGCTATTTCTTGCACCTCTAATAGCTTCTAAGTCCCAGTCTATTTCGCCAGTAGCTTGTTTCTCCATTATCTTAGCTTTAGCTTTTGCTGTAGCTACTTTAACTTCTGTATTAGCTTTTGCTTTTTCTAATCGACCTTGTAGAAAAGTTCCAGCTAAGTTTGCTATTGGACCTATTAAACCGCCAATCATTTTTTCTTAGACACCATTGCATCTGCACCAAAGAACGCACCAATGATAGCAGCTAAAGAAATAAATAAGACATCCATTGCTGGTATTTCTTTTGCTCTATCTGGAAATACAAATGATGCAATAACTGTAGCAACCATTGTAAACATAGAGATGTATGCAATACGTCTACGATTTTGTTGCCATGCTAATTTATCTGGTACTTGTATATCGTCCATTATGCCATTCCTTGTTGCATTGGAGCTTCCATAACAGGAGCTTGTTGTTGTTGTGCTTGTTGTTCTGCACGTTGTTGTTCTTCAGCAGCTTTTGCTTCTTGTATAGCTCTGCCTTTATTGTTCCATTTATTTAAAGTTTCTTCACCAATCATTTTAGCAATAATTGGTGGTATCATTACTTCACCATTAGAAGCTAATATAGGAACAGTTTCTCTATCTTCTTTTCTAAATTGTTCTGGAAGTTGTGGACCTAATCCTGTTTTTAAAATTAAAATAATAGCTTCATCCATTGCTTTATAAATATCTTTTAATCCAACTTCTTGTACAGCTTCTGCATTAATAATAAAACTACCTTCTGGAACATCCATTGGTACATCATCTGCATTAGCACCTGCTGGTGCAGCATTAGGACTATTAATTACTCCTGCCATCTCCATGCCTTCTCCTGCTGGAGCTTCAGCAACTTCTCCTCCTTCTTGCATTTGTTGTATTTTACCACCTTCTTTTTGAGGAGCAGGTGCATCAAGTGGATTAAAATCAGGAGGTGCATCAAGACTAGGAATATCAGGTGTAACATCATCAGGAATTTGTAGTTGTTGTCTACGTTCTTGGTCTTGTAAAATTTGTTGTTGTTGATTTTTTTGTTGTTCTTGTTGAGCTATAGTTTCTCGTTCACGTTCAAAAGGATTTGCTTGTTTTGCTTTCTCATCTTCAATTTGTTGTGGAACATTTGGAGCAAGAGACATATTAATTTTATTTAATTCGTCTGCTCTTGTAATAGCATTATTAACTAATTGTTCTGTAGTTTTACCAGTAAAAGTATCAGCTACAGTTTTTAAAACATTTTTTGATTTACCTAATCTTTGAAAAAAATTTCCTTCACCTTTTTGTTGTGTATTAGCAAGTAAAGCTGCTAACTCTAGTTGACCACCTCTTTTATTAATTTCATTTTGTGTTTGAAAAGCTTCAAGTTTTCCTAACCCTTTCATAATTAAACTTACTAATCCTGTTGGTAATGTTTTGGAAAATTTATTTCCTTGTACGTTATCAATTAAAAGTTGTTTATCAGACCTTTCTGGAACAGCTGTTCTAGAATTATCTAAAGGATTATTTCCAATAAAATTATCTATATCATCTATTTCTTCTATTTCTTTAAAATTAAAATTTGATTTTTTAAGTGTATTAAATATTTCACTAATAAGAGGTATAGAAAAACTTGGTGCATTATTAGAACGAAATACAGGCTGTATAGTAACACTTTGACTTGAATCAGGTGTAAAATAAGGTTGACCATCTCTTCCTATTTTTTGAACAAAACCTACATTATCTAATGGATTATTAGGTATCCGTGCTTCAGGTAATGAAGATTGTGTTCTTGGTGCTTGTTTCTGAGGTTGACCAAATATTTTTCTTACAGCTGCATATCTTGCATCTGAAGGTGATGCACCTACACCTAAACCTAATCGTCTTAATTCATCTTCAGTTGCCATGTTCGTTCTTTCTATCTTCAACTCTTGCTTTTAAAGTTTCTTTAAGATTGGTCATTGTTGCCAGTAAAGTTAGTTTCCCCTGCAACTGGCGTATTACCAACTCCGATTGTTCCACCGCCAACGCCTGATGCGTCCATTGGATTTGCTCCTGGAGGTACTCCTGTATTACCTCCCATACCTGGGGGTTGTTGACTATTGGTATTAGTTTCTGTTCCAGCCGCTCGTTCATTTAAACCTCTCAATATGTCTGCGAAAATAGCTGCTTCATTAGGGTCATTAACTAATTGGTCTGGGTCAATATCTTGTGATAAGGCTAACTCTTTTATTAGATTAGGTATCTTAATAAAAGGAGCTAACATAGGATTAGCTATGGTTTGAAGAAGTGTTGTTAACCTTTGAGTGCGTACTTCTTTCTGCATAACAGAAGAAACACCTTTAGGTTTAATCTCTAAATCCCCAACAATCTCAGCATTGTCATCATTAAATTGCATATTCCATTGGAAGAAAGATTCTCCTAATGGTTTTAACAAAAAGTCATCAACATTCTTTATCACAGTTTTTATTGAAAGTCCAGCCGAACCTAATAACATAGATAGTCCAGCAGCTGTTCTTCCTGCTCCAGTTACTCCTGTTTGTCCATGAACAATAGAAGGAATACCTGTTTCTTCATCTGCAAGTTGCCTTGCTGTTTGATACATTTGTAAATTTTCTGGTGCAGTATTAGGAAACTTTAAACCATTAACTGCTGTTCCTGATACACCAGATTGTCTTCTAAAAATTTTACCAGGAAAGACATCCATGTTTTGTCCTGGTACTAATTGTGTTTCATCAATATCAAATACCATGTTACCAGCTAACGATAAGTTATCTATAGCCATTCTCATATGACCATTCATTAATCGTTGAGCATCATCCATATTTTCTCCTACACCTACACCAAAGAACTGATAAGGATTTAATTCATAAGGAAAAGCATGATAAGGTAATCGTGCAGGAATAAAAGGATTTAATACACAACGGATAACTTTATTATTTAAAATCCATGCATTAATTTGTACAGAGTCTAAGTTATCTATGTCATCTGGTAGTTCTAATCCAATATCTTTAGCTAAGTAGGCATCTAATGTACCCCAATATTCTAAAATCTCATAACGACTTTCTGTATATAAAGGGTCGTTATCTTCTGCATAGATAGCACTTTCAAAATATTTTTCATCATAGTAGGGTTTTTCTTTTAATGCTGCATCAATCGCTTCAGGAATAAAGAATGGTCTACTAGCTAATTCTCTTACTTGTTCTCTATTATATCTATGTCTTTGAATAACATACTCAGCATCAGAAATACTTGTAGCAGCAGGGTCTGGATAAAAGTTCCAACAGGATACTGCTTCAATGCGTGGTACTGTTTTTTCATAAGGCTCATAAACTTTTTCACCATCATCCATAGACCAGTTATGAATAGTTTTATTAAAGTTAAATGGACCTTTAATAATTCCTGTTCCTAATAATGCAGACTCAAAAATAGAATGACGTAATACATTTACAGCATTAGAGTCTATTAATTGGTCATGAATAGTCTTTTCCATATTTCTTGCTGTAATTGCAGCAGGAGAAATCTGTGGACCATTCGGTGCAATACTTGGACCAGGTGCAATATTATCAGAAGCTCCCATGCTCTCTTGTAATCCACCTAGAAAATTATCAAGTTCAGCAAGAGGAACATCTTTTAACTGGTCCATCAACGCTGTTTCTTCAGGTGAGTTTAAATGAGCAAACTCAGCAATCCCTTCTGGAACTGGTGTATGAGATACTGTTATTGGAAATTTATTATTAGCAAAAAGTATATCAGAGATTTGTCCAAACGCTGCTAATACTTTTACTTTTGTTATCCTTACAAAAACTTTAGATTTTTCAGAACTACGATAGGGGGTATCATCTGTACCTTTATAGTTTTTATACGCTTGTAACCAGCGTCTTTCATCTGTAAATCTACCAGTTTCGGATTCAACAAATTTTGATTTAATATATCCAACAATACCTGGAATGTCTTCAGGGTCTACTTCAGTAGCTTCTGGATTATTCTCGTCAGCCATAAAAAGTTAAACTATTTACCAGATTCGTTATAGATACTATAGTCGTCAGCTAAAGCAAAGATTGCTTTTTCTTGATTGTGAATAGAACCAGGACCAGATGGTGCATTAGTTGTAGATTCAAAACCACTAGTAGGACCAACAAGTTCTTGCTCTAAAGGTTCTCTATAAAGTTGACCATCAGGAATAGGACTCATCTCTCCCTGTTTAGTCATTGCTGTCATTTCTTTCATTCCGTAAGGTTTTCCCATTGGCATGATATTTTCTCCTTATCTAAGTGTTTTAGGTTTTCTTATAGAAGAGGCATAGATTTTACCTCCTGTCATTTTCTTAGGACGTAACACTCTTGCTACATCTTCTCTTACTGTTTTTACTCTATCTGGGTCGTCTTTTGTTCGTGCTGTTTTACTACGTCCAGGAATTTTTGTTGCTTTTACTAGAGCATCTATTTGTCCAGGCTTATATTTTTTTCCTTTAAATGTAACTGTTTCTCCTGCTAAGTTTCTTGTTAACAGGTTATCTCTATCTATTTCTTTTTGAGTTCTTCTTAGTCCAAATAGTTTTTGACCAATAATATCTTCTGCGATTGTATCATCAGCTGGAACAGTATCTCTAAAAGCTTCTGTAACATCTGCACCTTCAGGAGTTCTAAAAGGTTTTATTCCTGGAAGTCTTGGTCTACCTGGAGTTTTTTCTCTAAAAGCTTCTGTAGTATCTACACCTGTTCCTGTTCCTCTTGTTTCTGTTATACGAGGTTGAAATCTTGCAACTCTTGCTGCAACATCTCTTTGTTCTTCAAAAACATTCCTAGGTCCGTAGACTCCTCTTTCTACAACACTTTCACCATAAGGATTAAGTTTATTTTCTATTGGAATCATAGCACCTATATTAGGAGGAAGATTTCTCATACGAGATATTTTTTCTTTTGTTGCATCATCAAGAACTCGTCTTGTACGAAAGATACCTTTAGCTTCTTCTGCGGCTATTTTTGCTTGTTCTTGACCACCTCTTATCATATCGCCATAAGCTGAAAAATTACTATTCACTAATTGCATTGCAGCATTTGCTTCATCTTTATTAGAAGAAAGATTAGCTATATAAGCTGCTAGACCTCCAGCACCAGCTACACCTGCTCCTACTCCTACAACAGCTTTAGGATTTTTAATAAAATTTAAAAGTGCAGGAGTTGGAACTTTATTTATTAATGTTTTTAATCTATTACCTGCTTGTTTAGAAATTTCTCCTACTTTTACTAAATTATCTACTTGTTCTTGTGTTTCTCGTTGAGCATTATTAATAGGTGATTTTGATTTAGGAGTTGATTTAAAATTTGTTTTAGCTCCTTTTTTTATTTGCTTAACTGTTGGTACTTTTTTTGAGGTAGATTTAATAACATAACGAACTAAGCCCATAGCACCTTGAGGAATGTTACTTAATTTTTCAACTACTAATCTTCCTGTACTTGGATTTTTTAATAAACCATATAAAGTTTGACCTGTTTTCGATATAGCAGGAACAGCTGCTCTAGAAACTCCTAATCCAACAAGAGCTGCACCTATACCACCTGGAGGTTGAATACCTACAGCTGATGAACCAGCTGGAACAGCAGAGGTATCAAAAGGAGATTTATCTATCTCTTGTCTTCGTTTTCTTTTTCTATCAACCATTAAAATCTCCTAATATCCAAAGACAGCATCATCAACGTGCTGTGTTTGTTGTTGTTGTCTCATTTGTATGTTATATAAATTTGCACTTGTTTGTCTACTCATAACCATATATCGCAAAGCATCATAAGCATGGTCTTCTGTTTTTGTATCTACGTCTTCACTATTTGTTTTACTAATAGGTAGTGTTGGTAATGTTCTTACTAAGTTTGTGCAAGTATTAAATACACGCAATCGTGGATTACCATAGTTATCCATCTGTAACCGCCTATGAACTTCTATTTTTCCATTCACTCGGTCAGAATTAGATGGAACCCATCTTACTCCTTTTCGTATCATGCTCTCTGCTACACTCATACCATGACCAGTTTTATTCCAACAGGATTTATCAAGAATTCCAATATACATGGTAGGGTCATCTGCTTCTAGGTGTAAAATTAAATCTGCTAGTTGCTCACCTGTATGACCTGACTCGTATAATTCCCTATAAATCCAAATGTTGTTATCCCAATCTATTGCACCCCAAAGGACACAAGAGGGAGCAGAGTATCCATAATCACAAGCTCGTATTCTAATCCAGTTATGAGGAATATCTACTGGTTCAGTAACATGAACTAATCTGTTGAACTCTTTAAAAGCCGCACCTTCCGCAACATCCCAATCACCAGAGAGTAACCTTTTACGCTCCACTTCTGGCAAAGAAAGAAGCATTGCCTCATACTCACCATCACTAGCAAGATAGGGGTTATCACCGAGCCTAGCAGGAATAAACTTCCTTTGGAATAAAGGTTGATTAGCTTTTTCGTGATTTTTTCCATACGTTAATACCTTATTACTTTCTATATCGGTAGCCCAAAAAGGTTGATTAGGAGGATTAGGGTCTACAAACATTTTTTTAACCCACCAACCTCCTGAACCTCCAGGGTTCGCTGATGCTCTCATATAGGTCTGGACATCTGGGTCTGTTGTTCTTAATCTAGACCGCAAGTAATTCCATACATAGGGTGTAGGATAATGTCCTAACTCATCAATCCCTATCCATGTAAAAGATTGACCTTGATATCTGTAAACATCATCATCTTTATCTACATAACTAAACATGGCTGTAGCTCCTGACGGAAACTCCCATGTTTTTACAGATTCTTTAAATCGTGCTTTAGGAAAAGCTTTTGGATAAATCTGTTTACTTTTATCTATTAATTCTGTTAATTCTGCTAGAGTTCTTCTTAATAATAATGCTCGACAATTTTTATTATCTGCATAGCGTAACAAATCCATTAACATAGCATAGGACTTGCCGCCCCCAGCTGCCCCACCATAAAGCACTTCTTTTTCTGGTGATGCTAAAAAATCCGTCTGCGGTCCTGTGTTGGGTTGGAAAGCAATTTCAGCCCCATCTTGAATCGCTTCTTGAACAGCTGGAGAAA